AGAAATCGCAAAAGTCAAATCCAGACTATTCCCCTATCATCATAAGTAGAATTGTCGCTAGAATCGTCATTCATATAGCAACCTAAAGCCATAACAAGAGCAACCATTCCGTCAATCTTTTCAGTTGACTTACTCTTATCCATTTTTATATTTCCAGCTGGGTCTGTTTTCATAGCTAAGTTAGAACACATCCACCTTAACACTTTGTTTCCAGCGTGGTTAATCTGTTTGCCTAGTACGAGCTTCTCAAGTTCTTTAGTTGGTGCTGACATACTAGCAAAGCCTTGTCCGTAGCTTTCCATTGGTAAACCATCTTCTGATAAATCAATAACTAATTGGCTAGAGTTCCATCTATCGTAGGCTATCGACTTAATGTTTACAACCTCAGCTACTTCTTTTATTCTACGCTTGATGTAATTGTAGTCAGTAACATCGCCCTCTGTAAGTTCCATCAATCCCTCTTTCTCCCAACCTATATAATCAACTTGGTCACGTCTTGAACGTATAAAAGCGTTATCCTTTGGAGCAAAGAAGTAAGGTATTACAGTAAACCTATCATCTTCTGGAATGATTAAAACAAAAGCACTTATATCTCTAACTGAAGCTAAATCTAATCCAGCGTATGCTGTCATCCCTTTGTAATCTTCTAAGTTGATTGGAGCTTTATTACACTCCATCCATTGTTGGTCTGATAACCAGAGACTGCTAGAACTCCTCCATTGTCCTAAATGTAAAGTTCTAAAGGTATTCTCGTAGCTTGGTAACTTTATTGCTTTCTCTTGTTCTCTTTTAAGATAGTCTAATTTTACAATACCAGTTTCTATTCCTGGATTTGCTATTCTTAATGCTTCCTCACTTGTCCAGTCTGTTTCTAAATCGCAAAAGTATTTTACATAATAAAAAGAATCATCCTCAATAATACCCTCAGATACTTTTCTTCCATATTC